TTGGCAGTTTTGATCAATCGTGTTGCTAACTTGATCGCTCAGCGTACACGTCGTGGCGCTGGTAACTGGGCAGTTGTATCCCCAGCTTCATTGACTGTACTCCAGTCAGCAACAACTTCAGCTTTTGCTCGCACAACAGAAGGCACATTTGAAGCACCTACAAACACCAAGTTTGTTGGTACATTGAACGGTGCAATGCGTGTGTTCTGCGACAGCTATGCCAACGACAGCACTCCTGTTTTGGTAGGTTACAAAGGCGCAAGCGAAACAGATGCAGCCGCATTCTACTGCCCATACATCCCATTGATGTCAAGCGGTGTTGTACTGGATCCAACAAGCTTCGAGCCAGTCGTATCGTTCATGACACGTTACGGCTACATCGAGCTCACAAACACAGCATCTTCATTCGGTAACGCCGGTGACTATGTTGGTGAGATCGCTGTTTCCAACTTGTCATTCTCTTAATCCAACCGGATTCCAGAGTTCAAAAAGCACCTTCGGGTGCTTTTTGTTTGGCCGCTAAATATTGACATGATTTCTCGTATCAACATTGGACTAGGTGTCCCAGCACAACGACCACAGGCGCCCATTGGCAATCCCATTGGTCATACTGTGCCTCAGACACTACCACATCCAGTGGCACATAATTTAATAGTAAAAACAAATGGCTAATCCACCTCCACCATATGCAGACATCACTGGCATCAGTCGCACAGTGATGAAAGACAACGCACAAGAAACCTTGGCAAACTACGACGGTTATGCCAGACCTGCTGAGTTCACAGTTGATCAAACAACCAGCAACGTTTACATTGGCAATGCCACTGGTAATCTAACACAGGTTTGGTCTCCTGCCACTGCAATCTTTCCTGTTTACACAGTGGCCCAAGCCGCTAATTTGGCAGGTGCGCTGGGACAAGCCATCTGTGTCAGCGACAGTGCCGGGGGCGGGGATCCCAACGGTATGTTGGCATTTTGGGATACTACACACAGTCGCTGGAGTTACGTACACAACAATCAAGCAGTATAAGTAAGGTCATGCAAGACTTACACTGGCGGTATAACTTTAATACCGCAGAATTTGACTTTGTTGAAAACAATCCCTATCAGCACTATGAACCGTTGTTAAAGCATGTTCACGTGCCCACTCTGGTCATTGACATCAATCTGGTAAAAACTCAAGAACTACAGCAGTACACCACAGAGGTGATAGATCGTGCATCAGCCAAGATGATACGCTTTGATCAAGTCATATTTGACGGCACACAAGATCCTTTTTTTGATTACAAAACAAAAGTAGCAATCCTAGAAAGTTTTGCACAAACCAAAGGCATTCCCTGTTATCTCAGCCTGAGTCAATTTGATCTGCAACAGCACACACACTTAAGAGAAATCAACTACCCTAGTTGGTTGTTTGTTTTTAAAAAACAAGCCTTGCCCGAGTGGTCAGAAAAACCACGCACTCATGCTTTCAGCTGCCTCAATCGCAATCCTACATTTCATCGCCTGGTATTTTATACCATGATCAAACAGCGTGGATTGTTAGACAAATTTATCTACAGTTTCTATGATCGTTGTCCATACCAAGGACACAAGATCACTGCATATCAGTATCGTGGATTGGAAAATTTGATAGGTCAAGAACTTGCTGAACAATGCATGACCAACATACAAGACTTTCCCATCAGCTGGAATAGCGAAACACTGGGAGACAATGACCACTCAATTTCTCATCCTGCCTATCAAGATGCTTGGTGTAACATTGTAACAGAAACATCAGCCTTGGTTAGTTTTACCAGTGAGAAGATTTGGAAACCCATAGCCGCTGGACAGTTGTTCTTAGTGGCCGGTGCTCCGGGTACCTGTGCTTGGTTGAAGAAACTGGGATTCTACACATTCAATGACGACTACGATTTCAAACAAAACTTTTCCAGTAGATTTGAGATGGTAGCAGATCAAGTATCAGCACACGCTGAAAACACACAGGAGTGGTGGCAACAAAATCGCTTTCACATTGAACACAACTATCATTGGTTTAGATCAGGTAATGTAGAGAAAACACTGCTTGATCCCATAGTAAATCAACTTAACCATAAATAAAAATACACAACGTAATAATGCGTTTTATGCGGATACCACCGCGTAGTGGCTAGAACCCACATCGGACTTCTTTAAGGAGAAAACAAATGGGACGTCCTCTCAAAATCCAAAAATACGGTACCTCACAAGGTATCACATATCCAAGCAATACATCAGCCAACACTCCAGCAGCCGGCGTGGCAGTTGATCAAGGTTATCCACAGTTTGGTCAGTTGACCGATCCAGTGTACTACTCATCATTGACAGCCAACAACTTCTATGGTGTGGTTGGTGGAGCAAAAAGTGCCGCGCTGAGCGCAACTTTTCCAATTGTAAAAGTTGAAGTTTACATCACTGACAGCTACTCTGGTCAGACACCTGGTGTTATTTTACGCCAAAAAGGCAGCCACAAATATCTAGTAGCGACCACAGCTTCAATTGATCCAGCCAACGCAGTGGCAGGTGTTGCTCTGCGTATTACCGCAGTTGGTGATACAAACTGGACCGCAATGGGCCTCAATGGTACAGCCGCTGTTGGCACAATCTTCACAGCTACCGCTGCCGCTGGCGCTGGTACTTCTGGTACAGCACAAGAAGTTGGTGTTTGCGTATTGACCAGTGACTTGACTCCAACTGCTGGTTTGATGAGCATCAGCTATGCAGTAGGCGGTGATTCTACAGAAGTTGCTGTGTCTAAGTTGACCAACAAATTCTTGCAAGGTTGGGCAGGCTTTACCAACGCCGCTGGAACATCGTTGACCACATACGGTGGCACTGGCAACAACGTAGGAGAAGTAAACTACTCAGGTGAGACAACATACTTGGCTAACTTCTTTACAGACGATGCAGCCGCACAAGCTACCAAGTCTGGTGCTGATGCCGCAACATTTGCTAACACCACTGGTGACATTGAATTGGCTCAAGTCGAGAAATACACTTCTTAATCTTAAGCAACCCAAAATCCTCACAGCTATATACTGTGAGGATTTTTTATGACCACAGCATTTGTATTGGGCAACGGACGTAGCCGACAAGCAGTTGATCTCTTGGCGCTAAAACAGCACGGCCCTGTCTACGCCTGCAATGCCATCTATCGAGAGTTTACTCCGGATGTTTTGGTAGCAACTGACTTGCCCATAGCCACAGTGATACAAGAATCTGGATATGCTCAAAAAAATAAATTTTATACCCGCAGACCTTTGCCCAATTCTGGAGCCCATCGATTGTGCAAAGAATACATGGGGTTTAGTTCAGGGCCCAACGCAGTGGGATTGGCCTGTTTGGACGGCTACACCCGTATCTACCTGCTGGGATTCGACCTTGGCACAGCCGACGGCAAATTCAACAATCTCTATGCTGACACAGATTTTTATAAAAAAAGCTCTGCACCCCCTACTTTTTCAGGCAACTGGATACGTCAGATTGCGCAGATTTGTAACAAGTATCCTACTAGACAATTTATAAGAGTTCAAGGCCCTGAGAGCGCACCGGTCTACGATCTGGCACAGCAAGCACCAAATATGAAATTTATGGAAATCAGTGAATTCAAAGACCTGCTAAATACATCAAAAGGCTTGCTATGACCACTTACAAACGCATCGACGGCGATTTTTATATACAAACCGTTTACCCTCCTGAGCAGAAGGTCTATATTGACACGGACACAACAGTCACAGGTAACTTGACAGTGCAAGGTAATTTGACCTACATCAACGTTTCAGAACTCAATGTCACGGATCCGTTTATTCTAGTCAATGCGTCAAACACAGGAACCTACCAGTCCAATTCTGGTTTGCTCACACACAAAACCAGCTCTGATTATGCCGGTATCAGATACAATGACAATTCGGGTAGCTGGGAAGTCAGCTCCAGCACATCATCGTCGGGTATCACAGGCACCTGGGAGCCCATAATATCGGGTGCTATCACAGCCGCAGGTGCCAACACAGAAATACAATACAACGATGGTGGTGTACTTGGAGCCAATGCCGCATTCAAGTTTGATTATGCTACCAGCCGTTTGACAATAAATGGGACCACAGCATTGGGATACAAAAGCATACCTCCAGCAACTGTGGCCAACACTGCTACCATGGTAGCAAACATTCCAGGCAGTGGTGGAACTGGTCTGTATTTTAATAACAACAGCAATCAGGATGAGTTGATCAGCAAGTCAAAAGCCATCGTGTTTAGCATAATATTCTAAGGAAAACAAAATGACGATTCAAGTAGGAAACGTAACCACATCAGCCGCATCGGTTTATACCAGCGTGGGAAATACAGCCATTACATTTTTAAGTTTGTGTAACTACACAGCAGGCAACGTGGCAGCCAATGTGTTTGTGGTGCCCAACGGTGGCACAGCCGGTAATACAAACATAATCATCAACAACATCAATATCACTGTGGGTGATACCTATCAGCTATACGCTGGCGCAGAAAAATTGTTGTTAAACAACGGTGACTCAGTTCAGATCAACGCCAATTCCAACAATGCTATTACCACAGTTACAAGTTACACTTCAATCTAATGGGATACTTTGTCAAAAATCGCAGGCTACAGAGTGGCAGTTCTAGCATTGTAGTTCCGTCGGGAGATTCTGCAGATCGTCCTGAAGCTCCAGTTTTTGGCAGTTTTCGCTACAACACAGACATAGGTACATTGGAATTTTTCAACGGCACAGTGTTCAAACAAGTTGGGCTGGGCGGAGAGCTCAATGTTGATGTATATTCGGCCACAGGCGACGGCTCTACTGTTACTTTTACCATTGGCAACACCACAGCTATTTCAGCCAACGATCAAGTTATAGTATTTGTGGGTTCTATCTATCAAGCACCTACTGCAAACTACACCATTACAGGAGCAGGCTATGACATTACATTTGGATCTGCGCCGCCCAGTGGTGAACCCATTAACATCATAAGAAACCTGGTAGCTCCTTCCACGCCCTAAGCCCATAAATACTAAAAAGGGCGATCAATGGCGATTCAACGAGTTTCTGGCAACATACTGCAGGACAACCTGCAACGTGGCGCTAATCTATCAATACAAGGTAATCTAGCCTATTTTGACGTGACCAACAATCGCGTTGGTATCCTCACAGGCACACCCCAGGATGAGTTCAATGTCATAGGTGTAGCCAACGCTTCAAATGTGCGTATTACATCTGCCACTGCCAATGGTGTATTTTATGCCGGTGCTAGTCAACTGGCTCTCACTAACTCTGGATTTACCTATGATGGAACCACTGTTGATGTGTCTGGCAACGTTGATGCTGGCAATGTCAATGTAGTATCAAGGGTCTACTCTTCTACAGGTTACTTTACTGGCAACGTTGATGTATTGGGCAATTTAAATGCCACCGTTGGTGTAGTTTACGCCAACTCGGGTATATTCTACGGCAATACTATTACAGGGATCAACGCCGCTTTTGCCGGTGTTCCTGGATTTACTCCACTGGGTTCTAATGTGATTATGCAGTTTGCTGGCAATGTCAATAGCTATGCACAATTGAATTTTCAAAACATCAATGCAGGTAATCTTTCGTCCACAGACTACATTGCCACTGCCAACAATGGAGATGACAATACCTACTTTTTAAATATGGGTATTGCTGGAAATAATCATGTTGATCCAGAGTTTTTTGGCGATACTTCCAGTGCCAATGATGCTTATCTATATGTGGTCGGTGTAGGCAACAATCTTGGAAACACTGGGCCGGGTAACTTAATACTGGGTTCCACAGATGGTCGTATCAAGATGTTTGTTGGAAACACTGCACAGGCCAATGTAATACAAGAACTTACAACTGCTGGATCAAATATTACAGGTGTTTTAAACGTTACAGGCAACATCACAGGCGGCAACATTATATCCAGTGGTGCCGTGATAGGTAATGTTCAAATCACTGGAAATATCACTGTAAACAATGCCACGGTGTTGGGAAATACTACCTCCAACAATATTAGTATTGGAAACGTACTCACGGTTGGTGGCAACATCACAGGCGGCAATTTAATATCCAATGCTGGTATCTTTGGAACCACTGCTAATATCACAGGCAATACATCGGTTGGTAATCTAATCATAACCGGCACTACAGCTAACCGTGTACTTTATACAGATTCCAATAAAAATGTAGCTACAACAAACAATCTTACTTTTAATGGAACTGCATTGGTGTTGACAGGCACAGCCAATGTCAGCTCTGATGTGTTTGTTGGTAATCTCTACAGTGCCGCTTTGATCAATGCAGTTGGCAACATCACCGGAAACAATGTCATAGCCAATGGTAATGTCAGCGGAAACTATGTCAATGTTACTAAAGATATCTATGCAGGTGGCAACGCTATTATCGATGGCAACTTAACAATCAATGGCGATTTAGTTTACGAAAACGTTACAACCCTGGCTGTAGAAGATCCAATTATATCCATGGGCCGAGGAGCCAACAACACTCCATTGGTTAGCAATGATGGTAAAGATCGCGGTGAGCAACTTTGGTATTACAATGGTGCAGAAAAATCTGCCTTCATGGGTTACGATAATTCAGCTGGAAATCTTATAGCCGCAGTGGATGTGTCTATAGCCAACGAGATAGTCACTGTCAATCAGTTTGGAACCTGGCAGGTTGGAAATATCTATGCACAGTCTGCGTTAATAACTGGCAATGTTAGTTTTGGTAACATATCAACTTCGGGCCAACTCAGCGCCACTGGAAATATCACAGGTGGTAACTTGGTTTCCAATGCATCAATATCAGCGGCAACCACAATCAATGCCACTGGTAACATCACTGGTGGTAATCTTGTAAGCAATGCGTCAATATCAGCTGCCACAACTGTATCAGCCACTGGTAACGTCACCGGTGGTAACTTAGTTTCCAATGCCTCAATCAGTGCAGCCACCACAGTCAATGCCACTGGTAACATCACTGGTGGTAACTTGGTTTCCAATGCATCAATATCAGCGGCCACAACTGTATCAGCCACTGGAAATGTCACAGGTGGTAATCTTGTAAGCAATGCAAGGATCACAGGAACTACTCTGAGTGTAAGCGGTGATGCTCTAGTTGCTGGAAATCTCACAGTCCAAGGCAACATAACCTACATCAACATTGACGACTTACGTGTTGAAGATCCTATTATACAACTTGGTGGCGGAGCCAACGGCAATGCATTGATCACCAATGATGGCAAGGATCGCGGCACACTATTAACCTATTATACCACTGCTCAAGGTAATGCATTTGTTGGATGGGATAACTCATCTGGCAACATGATCATTGCCAGCAATGTTACCTTAAACAATGAAATAGTCACAATCAATCAGTTTGGAACTTTCCAAGCTGGAAATATCTACGGCGAATCGGCCACCATAGTTGGAAATGTTAGTTTTGGTAATATATCAACGACAGGACAAATTTCAGCCACAGGCAATGTCACAGGTGGTAACTTGGTATCCAATGCATCAATATCAGCGGCAACCACAATCAATGCCACTGGTAACATCACTGGTGGTAACTTGGTTTCCAATGCTTCAATCAGTGCCGCTACTACAATTTCAGCAACAGGTAACATCACTGGTGGAAACATTGTCAGCAACGCATTGGTTACTGGTGCCAACGCTCAAGTTACGAGTTTAACTACCAACAGGATAGTCTATGTTGGTGCCAATGATTATCTAGTTGACACAGCCAATTTAACCTTTGATGGTGCCAATCTTGTACTGATAGGCTCAGCAAACATTGACAATATTCGCATTGATGGTACAACCATTACCAGCAATGCCAATCTTTCTATCACAGCAACATCAGGCAACATATTAGTAACTCCGGGACCAACCGGAGTGACACAGATCGGTTCAACCACTGCACTGACCATGCCTGTGGGCAACACAGCACAAAGACCTGCATCACCAGATCAAGGTGCTGTGCGTTTTAACAGCACCACACTGGTGTTAGAAGTGTGGGACGGCACGCAGTGGGATGTAGTTGGACAAGATTTAGCTATATTGACCAGCCAGGTTATCAACGGCGATGGATCTCAAGTAGCATTTACCCTCAATGAGGACACCACATCTGGTGGCATTTTAGTCAGCATTAACGGTGTGAGCCAAATTCCAGATGTATCATATGGAGTTGTCGGTAACGTAATCACATTTTCTGAAGCACCGCAAGTGTCAGATGCTGTTGAAGTTCGTTTCTTGACACAGATACAAACAGTAACAGAAATCACTAATACTACAGGCAATTCAATCGTTGGAGTACAAGCCAATGCATCCCAGGTCAACATCACTGGCAATCTGTTGCCCACTGCCAATGTTACTTACAATCTTGGCAGTCCAACTTTGCGTTGGAAAGATGGATACTTTAGCGGAAACTCCATCACGCTGGGCAATATTATACTCAAAAATACTTCAGGAAATACCCTGTCATTTTTTGGACCCGATGGCACTACTCCAGGCACACTGAGTTCCAACAACGTTGACACCACACAAATATCCAACGGAACATCCAATGTTCAGACACTGAGCTCTGGATCGGTAACAATCAGTGCTGGAGGAACTGCTAATGTTCTTATTGTTACATCAACAAATGCCAACGTTGGCGGCAATATCAACGTCAGTAGCAATGCCAATGTCAGTGGCAACATTAACCTCAGTGGTAACATTGTTGATTCAGGCGGTCAATTAGGCATCAGTACTACCAGCAATGGAAACATCACCCTAGCACCCAATGGTACAGGGGTTGTGGTAATCACATCTGATTTACGCAATGGTCAAGCCAACGGAGTGGGCAATATTGGCTCATCAAGTACGTATTTTAACACTATGTTTGCCAAGGCCACATCAGCACAGTACGCAGACTTAGCAGAACAGTTTGAGTGCGATCAAGTCCACGACGCAGGCACTGTAATGGTATTTGCTGGCGACAACGAAATTACACAATCAACGCAATATGCAGATCAGCGCCTAGCAGGTATTATATCCACAGATCCTGCCTATCTAATGAATGCTGAGCAAGCCAATTCTGTGCCCATTGCCATGGCAGGGCGAGTACCTTGCTGGGTTGTGGGCCCAGTGAACAAAGGTGATGTGCTGACCACAAGTTCCACAGCAGGACACGCTGAAAAACTTAAAAACACAGACTGGCTACCGGGTGTTATAGTGGGCAAGGCACTGGAATCGGCCCCTGCAGGCAGCCATAAAATCATGGTTGTAGTGGGTGCCTGGTAAAAAAACCACACACGAAACTATTTTTTAACTTGCCGCTAAATATAATCATAAAGCGGAGCGACATGATTTATGCCAATTACACGGATTAAAAATAACCAGGTTACTGACTCATCAGCCGGTAATCTTTACTTAGGTATTAACGCGGCTGCAAAACTGCAAGACTACTCAATTACGTCTGGCAAAATTGCCAACAGCCTGGTTTATGGATCAGATCTTACTGTCACGGGCAACTTAACAGTCAACGGTCAAACCACAACCATTGACACAGTCAGTGTTGTTATTGAAGATCCCATACTGTATTTGGCAGCCAATCAAACAGGTTCGCCAAGTTTGGACATTGGTTTTATTGGTGAACGTGGCACAAGCCAAAATATTGCGTTTGTTTGGGACGAATCGTTAGGGGAGTTCGTCACTGTTTATACCAATGACACCACAACCAATACCACTGTAACTATTGCCAGCTATGCCAGCTTTAGAACATTAAATGCCGCTGTCACAGGCAACTTGACAGTTACAGGCACAACTTCGCTCACAGGAAATATTTCGTTAGCAAATATTTCCGCCTCAGGACAGATCAATGCTACCGGTAACATATCGGGTGGTAACTTAATTTCTAATGCGGCTATCAGCGCCGCAACTACACTGAGTGTAACAGGCAACGCCACGCTGGGCAATATCAGCACAGCTGGTCTAATCAATGCCACAGGTAACATTTCAGGTGGTAACTTAATTTCCAACGCCGCAATTTCTGCGGCAACTACACTGAGTGTAACAGGCAATGCTACCTTGGGCAACATTGGTACAGCTGGTCTAATCAATGCCACAGGTAACATCACAGGTGGTAATCTTGTAAGCAATGCCAGCATATCAGCAGCCACCACAGTCAATGCCACTGGTAATATCACTGGTGGTAACTTGGTTTCCAATGCATCAATATCAGCGGCAACCACAATCAATGCCACTGGTAACATCACTGGTGGTAACTTAATTTCCAACGCCGCAATTTCTGGAGCAACATTGACCACAACTGGCAATGCGCTGATTGGCGGTAACTTAATTGTTCAAGGCAACTTAACTTACATCAACATTGATGATTTGCGTGTAGAAGATCCTGTGATTATCATGGGTACTGGTCCCAACGGTGCTCCGCTTACCACAGATGATGGTATGGACCGTGGTATCTACATGGAATACTACAAGTCTGGCAGTACAGGTAATGCTTCGGTATTTTGGGACAACAGCACTGGTAACTTAGTAGCTGCCACCAGCGTGAATTTTAGCGGCAACAACGTTATTAACGTATTGCAGTACGGCACATTCCAAGCAGGCAACGTCTTTAGCCAAACAGTCAATGCCACAGGTAATATCACAGGTGGTAATTTATCAGCTGGCGCCGGAATTATCACAACCACTGGTAACGTAAATGCAGGCAATGTCAATGTTACCAATAGACTAGCTGCCACCACAGGTTACTTCACAGGCAACGTGGACATACTTGGCACGCTCACAGCAACATCCAACGTTATTGCCAATACATCTGGTATATTCTACGGTAATGCTGTGACAGGTAACGCCGCAATATTTGGTGGTGTACCTGGATTTACCACACTGGGATCCAACGTTGTCATCCAGTTTGCAGGTAATGCCAACTCATACAGTCAAGTCAACTTTGAAAACATCAATGGTGGCAATGCGGCATCCACAGACTATGTGGCCACAGCCAACAACGGCGACGATAGCACATACTTTATCAACATGGGTATCACCAGCAACACTCACACTGGTATCCATGATCAGTTCTTCACAGAACATGCCACCAACAACACTGGTTATGTCTATGTAGTGGCCAGCGACGAAGCAGGACCAGGCAGTTCTGGCATTGGTAATTTGTTGCTGGGTTCAACCAACGGCAACGTATTGACTTGGGTAGGTAACACTGGTTCAGCCAATGTGCGCACTGTGGCCAGCACACAAGGTTTTGACATTGTCAACGGTAGCTTGTATGTAACCAACATTGACAGTCGCAGTGGTAGAATCACAGTGAATGCCAGCGATGCTGACGTTGACTTTGCAGTAGATGGCGATGTTACACCCAACGTGTTCTATGTTGATGCAGGTACACACACTGCCAGTTTTGGTAGCTCAACACAAACAGTGAATGCTGGCGTAGCATTTAACTTTACAAATTCTATCCTTGCTCCTGTGGGTAACTCAGCACAACGTCCATCAGTGGGTGTTGCAGGTATGGTACGCTACAACAGCACCACATCCAGTTTGGAATTCTATGATGGCACACAGTGGCAGTCAACTGGTACTACATTTACAGTGGTACAAAGTCAAACATTCAACGGTGACGGTACAACAGTAGCGTTTACAATCAACTCTGGTTATACCACAGCCAGCTGTATAGTTTCTATCAACGGTATTTTACAGGTTCCAGTGACAGCTTATGCTGTGGCAGGTACAACACTGACATTTACTGAAGCACCTGCTCTAGGTGACTTGATTGAAGTTCGTGAAATTGTTACAACTACATCCGTTAAAGGTATTACCAACGCCAATGGATCAGCAGTAATTGAAGTTTCAGATTCAACCACTTACGTTGCTATAACTGGTAACGTATTGCCCACAGCAAACGGCCTTTATAATTTAGGTAGCTCAACAGCACGTTGGAAAGACTTATTTGTTACTGGTAACTCAATTACACTGGGTAACATTGTTCTCAAGAATACTTCAGGCAACACATTGAGTTTCTTTGGACCAGATGGTACCACTCCAGGTACATTGAGTTCCAACAACGTTGATACTACAAGTATTGCCAATGGCACAGCCAATGTGCGTACATTCAACAATTCTAATGTAACAATCAGTGCAGGTGGCACAGCCAATGTGGTAGATGTTATTAGCTCAGGAGTAACTATCACGGGTAACCTTACTGTTACAGGCAACGCCAGTCTCAGTGGTAACATCCTGGGTGACAGAGTCCAAAACGGCACTACATCATTAGACATTCAAACACAAAACGGCAACGCCAATATCACAGTGGGCGGTGTCAGCAACATAGCTGTGTTTACCACAACTGGTACAGTGATCACAGGAGATGTGACACTTAGTGGCAACATCATTGACACGGGCGCACTACACATCCAAACCAGTAGTAATGGCAACATCAAACTGAGTCCCAATGGTACTGGAGTGATCATTGCTGACAAAGACCTGCTCAACGGTCAAGCCAACGGGGTGGGTAACATTGGTAGTGCCACAGGATATTTTAATACTGTATTTGCCAAAGCCACATCAGCACAATACGCTGACTTGGCAGAAAACTACGAAGCAGATGCCACATATGAACCAGGTACAGTGCTGTGTTTTGGTGGAGCCAAAGAAGTCACAGTATGCGACATTGAAGACTGTACTCGTGTAGCTGGCGTAGTTTCTACTAACCCTAGTTATTTGATGAACTCGGGACAAACTGGATCACACGTGGCTGCCGTGGCACTACAAGGTCGTGTTCCTACCAAAGTTACAGGACAAATACGCAAGGGTGATTTAATTGTTTCCGCTGGTGACGGTCGAGGTCGCGCCAACAACGAAGCTCGTGCAGGTACCATAATTGGTAAAGCTCTAGCAGACTTTGACGGTCAAGACGGAGTGATTGAGGTCGTTGTAGGACGAGTTTAATCGGTGCGTCTGCATCAAGAAATAGGGCTCTCGGTGGCCCTATTTTTTTCCATAAATATTCAGTAGATTAAGGTAAAAAATGGGATTAACTAGACCTCGTGCCGCGCAGATATACGACATTGACTATAAACAGTCAGTGCGGGCGATAACCACTAGCAATATTACTCTTTCGGGCGGTGCTCCTACAGTGGTTGACGGAGTTACCTTGAGCTTGAATGATCGCATTCTGGTGTCAGGGCAAAGCACAGGCAGTCAGAACGGTATCTATATAGTAAGTGTACTAGGCACCGGAAGCAACGGAACCTGGATTAGATCCACAGACACCAATGCAACCGGCGAGCTTGATTCGGGCACCATTGTCATGGTCACCGAAGGTTCTACCTATGCTGATACAAGTTGGAAACTCACAACCAATGACCCTATAATCATAGGTACCACAGCACTTACATTTGAAATCAACACAGGTAATGCATTTGGAACTATTTCAGCCAACGGTACTTCTGTAGTTGCCAATTCTGCCACAGGCACAGTTACTTTTTCCACTGGCAACAATATTATTATAACAGGCAATGCTGCCACAGACACTATAACATTTGCTGTTAGAGATAATCCAACTTTTTGGGGGAACGTTAATCCTGGCGCCAACGTCACTTATGATCTGGGCAACACTACCAATCGTTGGCGAGATATTTGGCTATCAAACTCCACAATATATCTTGGCAATGCTCAAATCTCAGCCAATGCTACATCGCTAATTCTTACTAACCCACAAGGTGCGCAGACTGTACTGTCAGGTACAACTCCGGATATTAGTGCATCCACAATCACAGCCACAGGCAACATTACTGGTGGAAATTTAATCACAGCAGGACTTGGTTCTATTGGAACTACATTAAGTGTGACTGGTAATGCCAATGTGGGTAATCTTGGTACAGCAGGACTGATAGTTGCCACAGGCAACGTCACAGGTGGCAACCTGGTCACAGGTGGCCAGGTAACAGCATCTGGTAACATAACAGGTAATTATTTGCTGGCCAACATTACATTTGCCAGTGGGTATAATACCACCCGACTCTTCAACGGCACCAGTGAAGCCAATATTGGTACTTCTGGGGGCAACGCCAACATCACCATTGGTGGAGTTTCCAACGTAGCCGTATTCAGCACAGCAGGGGCTAACATCACAGGCACACTGGGAGTGACAGGTAACGTCACAGGTGGTAACTTAATTACAACAGGTACAGTATCCACTGGTACATTGACTACCAGTGGTAATGCTACTATAGCAGGCAATCTTACTGTAAGTGGCAATGTTATTTCGGTCAACGTCACAGATTTGAACGTTGTTGACCCAATCATTGGACTAGGTCGCGGACCAAACAACACTCCACTCACAACCAATGACGGCAAAGATCGCGGTGAACAACTTTGGTACTACACCACATCAGAACAGTCGGCCTTTATTGGCTACGACAACTCAGCTGGCAAACTCATTGCCGCAACCAATGTCAGTGTTTCAGGAGAGGTAGTCACTGTAAACAGTTATGGTAATCTCATAGTTGGTGGTCTTGAAGCAAACACAATTTCTGCTACCGGCAACGCCAATGTAGGTAATTTGGGCACTGCTGGACAAGTCACGGCCACAGGCAATGTCACAGGCGGCAACCTAACTACTGCTGGCAATATCACAGGTAACTACCTACTGGCTAACATCACATTTGCCAGTGGATATAACACAACCAAAGTCTTCAATGGAACCAGTGAGGCCAATATTGGTACTTCTGGCGGTAACTTAGCAATCACCATTGGCGGCACACCCAATATAGCAGTGTTCTCAACTGCTGGTGGTAATGTTACCGGAAATTTGTATGCCACAGGCAATGTGTTTGGTGGTAACATTCTAGGCAATGGACGTAATTTATCAGGAATTGAAACGTTTAGATCATTTGCTGTGGCCAGCGGTAACACCATTGTTGCAGATTCAATCAATGATACATTTACGTTTAATGCTGGTTCTGGTATCACTATAGTTGCTGACCCAACAACAGATACATTAACCATAGCAACTTCTGGTGCAGGCAGCGAAATTTTTGTTGATGGTGCTGATTTTGGTACAGTGACAGAAGTAGTTACACTTTCAGACGATCTTGGATTGGTCACAGAAGCAGTAACTAGCCAATCAGATCTCGGAGAGATTGTAACTTCAGGTGTTTTTTACCCGACTCAGCTGGTGCTACCGAGCTTTACAGTGTCAACATTGCCCAGCGCAACAATACCAGCCCAATTTATCTATGTTAGCAACGCCACTGGTGGTGCTATAACAGCATTTAGTGATGGCACTAACTGGCGCCGCACCAGCGATAGATCGGTTATAAACTAACTAAATATGATACAGGAATAATACATGTCAACCCAGATACAATACCGTCGAGGATCCAGCTCACAAACAGCCAGCTTTGCAGGTGCGTTGGGTGAAATCACAGTTGATACCACTAACAAGGTGGTAGTTGTCCACGATGGAGCCACACTAGGCGGATTCAGCGGAGTTGGAACCACTGCTACTCAGACACTGACAAATAAAACATTAAGCAGTGCTGTGCTTACAGGTACATTGACCGCCAATGGTGGCACAGGCTCCACTGGACAGTTTTTACAGAGTACAGGTTCAGGTGTAGCCTGGGCCACAGTTGATGCCACTAGCATAGCCAATGGCACATCATCAATGACTGTGATTGCCTCAGGTGGCAACATTCGCGCCAACGTAGGTGGTGTTACCAATACAACATTTACAGCCACTGAGGCCAATGTATCCGCTAATCTAGCAGTTACTGGCCAAGTTGGACTTGGTACAGCACCCACCACAGCCGCTGTGACCATAGGAGGTAACGAAACAGCTTCAAGCTGGACTACCAATGGTATTGGTCTACGAATCAATGCGGCAACATATACAGATTCAGGCACTCCGGCAGCTGGCACAGCCGCAACCAATCATATCAATGCCATAGCACAGCCAACATTGGCTGCCACCAATGGATCGGTAACTACAACCAATGCAGGCACACTGTATGTGGCAGGTGCTCCTGTTGCTGGCACCAATATGACCATTACTAACTCTTATGCACTGTTTGTCAACGGCGGAAACAGTTGGTTTGGTGGAAACTTAGTAATAGGCGCTGATATACGAAACGGTCAAGCCAACGGAGTTGGCAATATTGGAACATCATCAACATACTTTAACACTGTGTTTGCCAAAGCCACTTCGGCACAATATGCTGACGTTGCAGAACGTTACGAAGCAGATGCTGAATATCCAGTGGGCACAGTATTGGTCATCGGTGGAGTCAAAGAAGTCACTCAAAGTACTGACGCATGCCAGACATCTATTGCTGGTACTGTATCTGAAAATCCGGGTGTGTTAATGAATCGTGGGCTGGAAGTTGAAAATGCAGTCAATGTAGCGTTGCTAGGACGAGTTCCTTGCCGAGTGATTGGTAAAATTAGTAAAGGTGACTTATTGGCAAGCAGTGACGTTCCAGGAGTAGCCTGCAAGATGGAAAACTATGCTCCAGGATGCGTGATAGGCAAAGCCTTGGAAAACCACTCAGACGACAAAGAAGGAACTATTGAAATCATGGTAGGAAGATTATGATCAACAAAGAACGATATAGAGCAGACTACGCTGGCGAATTTGTCATCACGAAGATTATCTACAGAGATGGTCAAAAGATCACAGAAAAAGAATACATTGAAAACCCCATAGCCAACCAACACATTTCTGGACGTGCAGTTGTGATCGGTGCTGGGCATAGCCTAAGAGAAGATGTGGTAACCGCTGTGGCCAATCACGGTGGCGGGTTGTTAGGACAGAAAAAATTACAGACCTATGGCTGTGAAGGCACCTGGAAAAAAATGCATTTAGATTTTTGCGTTGAATATGATATTCCAACTCTCAATGAAATTATTGCATCCAATTATAGTGAAAAGTCAGTGGTGTATACTTTGACTACTAACTGTTTGAAAATGCCAGGAGAGTTTTATCTTATTCCTTATTGTCTTAGACTAGCGCCACCAGCCGCTGCCGCGTATCTTGCCGCGTTTGATGGGCACAACGAAGTTTTCTTGTTAGGTGTAGATGGTACAACCAGCGAACATCACATTGATCACAAACATATAATTGATATTAAACAGGTACTTGAAGCTTATCCCAATACCAAGTTTTATTTTGTTACTGACCATGCCGCACCACATGACGAGTGGCGTGCATTTAGAAATGCGGAAGTTTTAACTTACCAACAGTTTGTTCTTCACTGTGATGTTTGATACTGTTGTTGTACAGTAATCATTTTTTGTTTTACTTCTTCAAAATTCACAGTTGACCACAGTCCTGGATGCAATGGTTTGGGCCATGTGGTTGAATCAATCCAGGCCCAACCGTGATGCTCATCATTAAGTATGGGTGTAAACTCCGTGGCTACACTGCAAAAAAATGTGTGATAAGAAAAATTTCCGTCTGTGCTGGTAAATTTTTCTATGGGTACCAGCTTTATTTCTTCAGGCCAAAATCCCAGTTCTTCAATGCACTCTCTACGGATAGTTTCCATCAGCGTTTCATCACGATGACATTTGCCTCCTGGCAGTCCCCAAGTTCCGGGATGCCGATCATCGTTTCTTAACAGATAGAGATACCGATTGGTGGTAACTGAATAGAACCAAACACCAACTGCGTTCAAAGTACCAAACTCCACGATCCTTCAGGATAAAGTCCTTGATAGCTCTTTAACCATTGTGCGTCTGCCCAACGATACTGAATGCTGGTTGTGAGATTGGTTACATATTGCACATTGCTAACATTGGTATGTAAGAAAGCAATGTTCCATTTCTCGCCATCATACTCAATGATGTCATTGGCTGTGGCATACAATATCTCTCCATTGACTCCGGTCCAGGCAGCGGCACCACTGTTGTAGTCTGGAGCTCCAGTATCCCCTACCAGTAAGTAACGCTGGCCAGCGGCAGCTGCCGGTAGTCCTTCTCCAGGACCGTTGCGTTGAGGGTCTACTATGGCATTCACGGGCGGTAATGTGTTCTGTGGTAAAGTGTCTTCATCCACAGTAAACAATAAGAATCTATCGTCTGTGGGATGATAAGCCACTGTACCTACTATTATAGTGTCATCAAACGGATTGTCAAGTCTTACTTGGCTGATACCGTTTTGTAAATCACCAAACATGTTGACCACAGCATGCCACATCACATTGCTGGGCGGAGAAGTGTCAGGATTGATAGTGCCTTCGCCAGGAACCACAGCACTGGGCTGTAGAACCTGTAGCTGGTTGCCAATCAGCAACACTTGATAATTGTAAGGTGTGAATTTTTGTCTAGTGCCCAACAAGAGATCGTTGTTGGTTATAGCTTCGCGCAGATCGCCTTGAGCATCGTACATAGAAGCAATGATTTTTTGAACCACGCCCAACTTCTTGACTTTAGCAGGAGGCGATATCCAAATTGGCAAAGTAAAAGACAAGGAAGCAATGTCTATAGGGTCTTCGGTGCCCATTGGAATGCTTCTTGAAGTCCAAGTTACAGATTCTAATTCGCATACGCTCAAACTGGTCCAATCTAAGTAATTGTCTGTGCTTTGTATTTCCAAGGCTGGATTAAACAGTGTTAATATTTGCTCCAATATCTGTAGTTTCTGATTGGTGTTAGACGTCCAAATATCCAATCGTATAGACAAGTTAAACGGCACAGGCATCAATCGTTCTACAGTGAACGCATTGCCTTGTGTAGTTTCGTAGGTTTCTGTCTCTTGATCATAGTACCGTTGCCTCACACTAGTCTTTTCAACAAAATAAGGTTCCTGTACTCGATCTCTTGCATACTCAAGCTCAGTGATGTAAAAAGTCATTAGCGGAGTTGACGGTAATGCGCTGGCTGAATTGTTCTGTAGTACAGTCTGCGCTTGTCTACTGGCATCACCGTGGCGCACAGGCACACGTAGCAACGCCGCTACACCGTTAGCATCCTTGCTGTACTCTACTTGAAAGTTTGAAAAAATCCTTGTGAATTGCAACAAGAATCTACGTATTTGTTCATCATAAAAAAATTGTTGCATAGTTTAGCTCGATGGTTGTCCAGGTTGTGTAGGCGGATAAGGATGGGCCGGTTTGTCGCCACCATCATTGCCATTGTCGGCCAAGGGTTTGAGGATCTCGCTGAGTCCTTGACGACTAGGTATGTTGCCTTGATCCGCAGTGGGAGTAGTGTATGTATTGTTAACAAAGCTACTACGCAAGGTATTGTTGCTGGTTCCTGGAGTGAGATTGGTACGAACATTGTCCTCAATCTTGAGCCAACTACGACCATTGTATCGGAAAAGTCGATTTGGGAAATAATCCAATCTCAGTGCATAATCGCCATCGTTGGGGTTTGGCGGAAAGCTGATGCCTGGAGTAACTGGCAATCCATTGGGTGCGATTCCATCTCCTGTGAGATAGCCCATGGTATATCCATTGCTACGAGGAGTCTGTGTTTCGCCATCAACATTGATGTTGGTACTGTCAACGTCAATGTATGTGTTGTCGACGGTGGTACCATATGGATCACCAGGTGTTCCATCAGGATTTGTAGGAACAATGTAAAATCTAACAGTATCGTAGCCGCTGAGTGGAACTTCAAATTCAGCCTGCGTGAGTATGGCATCGTTGAGTTCGTAGTCCTTGACTCGTGTTCCAATGCTTTCTTGTATGCTGGCCGGTGTATATGTTTCCCAATAGTTGGTGTCAGTTATGGGTGTTCCCACAGGAACATTGGTCTTGGCACGATAGTAAGTGTCACCATCCAGGACTTTGGATCCTGATGGGTAGTAGTTGCCTGGATCCCAAATGTTTTCTTCGGCAAATGGTTTGTTGAGAATATCATTGTATTCTTGAGCACCAACCAAAGGAGTGGCTTTTACACGCCATAAGTGCGGTAACCAAGTTTGACTGAAACCCTCGCTGGCAAATGCCGCGTCTTGTATCACGTAGTATCGTGGCAGGGCTTTGGGCAGGTCTGTGTTTAATGGATTGTAATCTCGCAAGTTTGGAAACTCTAGCACGTCTCCAGACATGAGTTTGCGACCTATGCTATTGATCATGTCGTTGTAGTGGAAGGTAATAAACAGTGTGTCGTTGTTTAAAAACAATCCAAATTGTGTCAAATCAAAATCTATGTCTTGTTGATTGTATACACCACGCATGACATACACGTTGGGGCTGTACACACGATCTCGGTTTTCTATCAACAGCAAGTCTTCAACGAACAGCGGATTTTCGTAGCCGTAGGATGGCTGGGTAGCATCCTGGCTGGGCACATCAGGTGTGGCTTGCGGGCCTAAATACTTGTGGACGTAAATATCCAAACCGCCCACAGTGTACATTTCAGCAATGGTGCGATCTAAGAATTTGTAGTCATTTTGACGATTTGGGCGATAAAGACTTAATCTAGGCATAGTCTAGTATTTATGGGTAGGTTGACCAGAAAATCCAAAACTGCTAAAATACTATATGAACCTGGAAAATTGGCAAGAATTTTCAGATCGGCTAGATCAAGCGCACTCTCAAGCATTAAAACTAAAGTTTGGGGTAAAAGAGCTTTGGACTATGTATCGCAGTGTCCAGACTCTGTTGCGTCTAGCCAACATTGAAATGGTCGAATGCCGCCGTCGTAAAAAAGCCACAGGCAAGTATGTGGAAATCATGCAACAGGCAGAAGAAGCCTTGAAAAATTTTGAAAACCATGTTATACTTGCAACATTGATGAAAAAGGACTGACTATGAAAACAGCTCAAGCACTCAAACCTGCCAAACCCTTGCATATTCGATCTGCAGATACCAAATACCTGGGCGAAGAACCCACCTGGAAATTTCAGCCAGAAGCTGAACGACGTGTGAGTCGATTGGCCAATGCGTTCAATTGGTACAATTATTATCTTGGCAAAAAAGAAGTCAAAGAGTTTGTGGCAGATTGGCTAGATCGGCACGAGGACAAAAATGCCAAAGCCTTTCGAAGTATTCCTGAGCAAAGTATACCCAGTACCATGGGTTGGCTGTGCCGTATGAATACTATGGGCTTAGATCTCACAGAACATGAACTGCTATACATTGAGAATCACGTATCTGAGTTGTTGAGCAAAAACAAGCCCGCTAAAAAACTTTCAGCACAGGCACAAGCATCAGCAGATGCTAAAGCTGAACAGCAGGCAGAAACTGTTCGCATCACTATTCAAGATCGGTTACGAGAAAAAGTTTCAGAATGTGCAGGTGAAATTGACGGCATGTTTGATGACTTTGTCACTGCCGGTGCCAAGATGTCAGCAGACTACAAGCCTATTACTTTGATTCGCGGCATGAACATTGCACCACAAATGGTGAACACCATTGCCGACGATTGGAAAAAGCGTGTGGCAGAGTTTGAAGAAGTGCTGGAAGGTAAAGATGCACAATTGGTTGAAGGATACAGTCCTTGGACAAAAATACAAATCAAGAACTTTGTGAAATTTGCCGAACAAGTTATTGCTGACTGTGGCAACTATGTGCAGATCAAGAAAGTAGAACGCAAACCCAGAGCTAAAAAAGCAGTAAGCCCAGAAAAATTGGCTTCTAAATTCAAATTCTTGAAAGAGTTTGCTGAACTCAAACTCAAGTCTGAAGCGCCAGCCAAGTTGGTTGGTGCCAGCGAAGCATGGTTGTATGACACCAAAAAACGCAAGCTCATTCACGTTGTAGCAGATACCCATGCTGGAACAGTCAGTGTTAAAAGTTCCAGCATTGTGGGCATGGATACAGTACAAAGCCAACAAAAAACCCTGCGCAAGCCTGCAGAACAGCTCAAGGCCTTGTTAGCCGGGGGCAAACCAGCGTCACGCAAGTATTTCAAAGACATCAAAGCCACAGAAACCAAGTACAACGGGCGTGGCAATGAGAACTTGATCATACTCAAAGCCTACTAAATACTGGGGCAAGGAGCCCCTGATGGTAGATCAAAACGAAGCAACGCTAGAAACACTCAAACAAAATCTCATAGAGTATGCACGCCTAACTCTGGGCGACCAGATAGTGGATCTTGAACTAGACCCACTGCATTATCAAGCGGCATATCAGCGCACCATTGGCACCTATCGGCAACGGGCACAAAATGCCTATGAAGAATGCTACATATTTTTAACACTGATAGAAGATCTCAATATCTATACTTTGCCACAGGAAGTACAGAGTGTTCGGCAAGTATTCCGGCGCACCATTGGCAACAGTCAAGGTCCATATTCGTCCAGCTTTGATCCATTTAGTTCAGCCACTCTCAACACTTATTTGTTAAATTACAGCAGTGCCGGCGGCTTGGCCACTTACGATTTTTACACACAGTATGTAGAATTGGCCGCTCGTATGTTTGGTGGATTCATGAACTACACTTGGAACCCTGTGACCAAGCAACTGCAATTCATACGTGATCCCAAAGGCACAGGCGAAACTGTTTTGCTTTGGGTGTATCAACTCAAACCAGAAATATCTCTATTGAGCGACTGGCAAATACAGCAATGGATACGTGATTACTTTGTGGCCGCATGCAAAATGATCATTGGCGAAGCACGTGAAAAGTTTGCTCAAATTGCCGGCCCACAAGGTGGCACCAGCTTAAACGGTGCCGCTCTCAAAGCTGAAGCACAGACTCAAATGGATCTCAAAATCGAAGAGCTCAAACTCTACGTAGATGGCTCAGAGCCACTGACCTTTGTTATAGGTTAAATCTCCTCTTTAATTAAATCAAAATCTGTGCTATACTATCAGCATGGATCTCATGATAGACATTGAAGGATTGGGCACAGGCCCAGACACTACTATTTTAACAATAGCCGCACAGGGGTTTGATCCCTTGGGCTACGGTTATCATGAGCAATATTTCTATGCTCGAATAGAACTGGAAAGTCAAGAAAATCGTAGCATACAACAAAGTACCATTGACTGGTGGGCCACGCAACCTGCAGCCGCACGTGACGAAGCCTTTGGCGAAGACAATCGTGTACCACTGGATCAAGCCCTTGAAGAGCTGGGAAAAATGGCCTGGCACGCCAAACGAATCTGGGCCAACGGTCCTACCTATGACATGAACATACTTGAGCATGCCTACAAAAGCTATGGCAAGCCTATACCATGGCAATTTTACAATGTGCGCGATGCTAGAACAGTGTACGGACTGTGGCCTGAATTACCCAAACCACCCACCAGCCATCATGCCTTGGAAGATTGCAAGCGACAAATTGACATGTTACAAGACACACTACGACATTTAAACATAAAGGAACTGAGATGATCATTGGAGTATGCGGATTTATTGGCAGCGGCAAAGATACCATTGCTGACTATCTTGTTAACATACATGAATATCGTCGAGAAAGTTTTGCCAACACACTGAAAGATGCTGTGAGTGCAGTGTTTGGTTGGGACAGAACCATGCTAGAAGGACGCACAAAACAAGCCCGTGAATGGCGTGAACAAGTAGATCCGTGGTGGAGCAAACGCTTGGATCGTGCAATTACACCACGCTGGATACTACAATACTGGGGCACAGAAGTTTGCCGTCGTGGATTTCACGATGATATCTGGATTGCCAGCTTAGAAAACAAACTGCGCAACAGCAGTGATAGTGTGGTGATTTCAGACTGTAGATTTCCCAACGAAATCAAAGCCATAAGAAATCAGGGTGGGATTGTGTTGCGAGTAGTGCGTGGCCCTGAACCTGAATGGTATGACGATGCTGTGGCTGTAAATGCAGGACCAACGCATATTGGGTGGTCCTTGAGCAAAGATCGGCTGGAAAAATTCAATGTGCATGCCAGTGAAACTGCTTGGGTTGGCACAGACTTTGATGTAGTTCTAGACAACAATGGAACTCTAGACCAACTTTATAAACAGGTCAACGATCTTCTTCAAGATCTCCACGGCGCCAGGGCAAATCCGCTCGAGTGATCTCAACTGTGCAATTTAAACAAACACTCTTGAGATTGCGTAGTTCAGAGTTGTTGAGGTTGCCATCCATGTGATACACCAAAATTTGTGCGGCGCTTTTGGCTCTAAACCCACAACGGTCACAGACCATCTTTTTCTTATAACCAGTTGATTGCCATCTAGGCACAGCTGGTTTTTGTTTGCGACCTTTGCGAATACAAGTATCACAACGACTGCGATAGTAAACTCGTTCGTTCTTATAACAGTTTACAGCGGCCGGTCTCTTGGCGCAGGCTTTACAAATGGGTCTAGACATGCAGATATTTACTCAAAACCTTACGTAAGGGCAAGTATAGACGGTGGTTTTAGTGCCTGCCGCTAAATATGAATAGCACTTTTTATATTAAAGGAACAGACACATGGCACTAGTTTCCCCAGGCGTAGAAGTTACAATCATTGACGAAAGTAACTACTTACCAGCCCCAACTAATTCAGTACCGTTTATCTTGATCGCAACAGCGCAGAACAAGATCAGCGGTAGCGGTGTAGGCGTAGCAGCCGGCACTACAGCGGCCAACGCAAACAAAGTTTATTTAATCTCCTCACAGCGAGATTTAGTTAACACATTTGGTAACCCATTCTTCTACAAGACTTCTGCAGGTACACCGATCAACGGTTACGAACTCAACGAGTACGGACTACTGGCTTCGTGGTCAGTGTTGAATATCAGCAATCGTGCTTATATCCAACGTGCAGACATTGACTTGTCAGAATTGGTAGCTACATTGAATCGTCCAACAGGCGATCCAGACAACGGTACCTACTGGTTAGATACCGCAGAAACTGCTTGGGGTATTTTTGAGTGGAGTTACACAACCAGCACATTTGTACTAAAAACTCCAATAGTGATTACTGCTGATGCTGACACTGATATCAACGGAGTTCCTTTGGACTCCATTGGCAACATTGGTGACTACTGTGTAGTGGCTACTAATTCAAACAATCCTGTGTATTTCAAAACACCAGGCAATCCTAATAGCGATCCTGCTGTAGATGCCAATACTTGGGTTTGGGTTGGCAGCGATGATTGGAAAAATTCATGGCCAACTATAATAGCCACTAACACCAATCCATCATTGACAGCTGGCAATACATTCTTCTTGAATGATGTCCAAATACAAGTTCCGGTCTCGCCCAACAATGACGTTGATGGATTGGTGTCTGAAATCAACGGAGCTGTTTCAGGAGTAAGTGCTGTTAACAACAGCGGCAAACTTGAAATTTATGCTGATTCCAACGCTACCAATGATGGTTCAACCGGAGGCGGCGGAATTATTTCTGTGTCAGCCGGCACAGGACCAGTGTTAACAGCTCTTGGTATCACTGTGGGCGAATACTATGCTCCTGCCCTGCAAGCATCACCAAGCTACACAGTACCACAGTGGAGATCAACCAGTGCTGAGCCACATCCAAGTGGATCAGTCTGGAACAAGATCAACAATGTTAACCAAGGTACTAATCTTGTGGTTAAGAAATTTAATTCAGCGTTAGCACTTTTTGTTCAACAAAATTGTCCAGTGTATCAATATGATGCCGCTGCCAACAAAGCCTTGGATCCATCGGGTGGCGGACGCAATATTACCGTAGGTAGTACCTATGCTCAATATGACACTTATGGTAATGACACATTTACTTTAAAGATCTTTGAACGTTTTGCCACTGGTCCTACCATTATCAATGGAACGATCACCGACCCTGTTCTAGTCAATGGCGATCAATTTAGTATTAAGTGGAGTACAAAAACTACTACATCAACTGGCGCACCGGTTACTGCTACAATAAATGGAACCACTGCCGCAGATTGGGTAACAGCATTTTTAGCGGCAGTGCCCAGTGGGGCTCCTATCACTGCTGCCGTCAACAGCGATGGTAGCATTCAAGTTCAACACACACAAGGTGGCGTGATTATTTTACAGGATATCACAGGTGATCCTGTAGAATCTGCCGGTATCAACGATACCATCCTTGGCGTTCGTCCACCTGAGCCCGAAGCTACTGGAATATTTGAACTCAGCAACTGGACCCCGCTGACTTATACTGCAAGCAGTGATGCTCCAGACCAAAATCCAGCTGATGGTCGTTTATGGTATTACAGTGCCACAGATCAAGTTGACATCATGATCAACAACAATGGTGCCTGGGCTGGTTATAAAACAGTATCTAGCGATGCTAGAGGGTATGATTTGACACTGACAGATCCAAATGGTCCTATCATTTCAACCACAGCACCAACATTACAAAGTGATGGTACAAATTTAGTTGAAGGTGATCTATGGATTGATGTCAGCGACCTTGAAGTATATCCTGTTATCAAGCGTTGGCAAACAGTGGATGCACAAGAGCAATGGGTGCTGGTTGACAACACAGATCAAACCACAGAAAACGGTGTGTTGTTTGCTGATTTCCGTTGGGCAACTAACGGAGACACAGATCCAATCACAGATCCAATTCCAACAATCAAGAGCTTGTTGACTTCTAACTACCTTGATTTGGATGCTCCTACGCCTACTCTATATCCAGACGGCATGCTAGGTTTCAATCTACGCCGTTCAGGCTTCAATGTCAAGAGCTTCCAGGTTGATTATTTTAACTCTACCAGCTTTCCAGACGAGTCACTGCCAACAGTGAAAAATGCCTGGGTAACTGCCAGTGGTCTACAAGACAACGGTGCTCCTTACATGGGACGTCGAGCAGTTCGTCAAATGGTCGTTGCCGCAATGAAGGCATCCATTGATGGAAATCAGGATTTGCGTGAAGAACAGCGTCAGTTCAACTTGATCGCTACACCTAACTATCCTGAGTTGATTCCTAACATGGTGGCACTCAACAACGAGCGCAGTCAAACAGCATTTGTCATTGGCGACACACCAATGCGTATGCCAGACAATGCTGATGCTATCACAGCATGGGCTACCAATGCCTTTGGTGTTGGTCAAGACAGTGAAGACGGATTGGTAACAGCAGATGCTTACTTGGGTACATTCTATCCAAGCTGCCAAACTACAGATCTTGGTGGATCAGTCGTGGTTCAACCTCCAAGCCACATGATGCTACGTACAATTTTACGCAGTGACGAAGTGAGCTTTCCATGGTTGGCACCAGCTGGTACACGCCGTGGTGTGGTAGACAATGCGTTTGCCTTGGGTTATGTTGATGCACAGACCGGACAGTTTGTTTCTACTGCTATCCGTCAGAGCATACGTGATGTGTTGTATGAAAACAAGATTAACCCAATCACATTCATACCAGGCACAGGTATTACCAACTATGGTAACAAGACTGAAGCAGGTACACCTAGCGCATTGGATCGTATCAACGTGGCACGTTTGGTTGCATTCCTCCGTGCTAGACTTGAATCAATTGGTAAGACATTTGTGTTTGAACCCAATGATCAAATCACACGTGATGAGATTTCAAACGCATGTGAAAACTTACTCAATGACTTGGTTGCAAAACGTGGTGTCTATGACTACTTGGTTGTCTGTGACGAAAGCAACAATACACCAGCTCGTATCGATAGAAACGAACTGTGGGTTGAAATTGCTATTGAGCCAGTCAAAGCAGTTGAATTCATCTACATTCCAGTTCGAATCAAGAACACAGGTGAGATTGCATCTGGTCAAGTTGCAACAGCAAGTACCGTCTAACGGTATCAGCAATGCAGAAAAATGGGGCCTAAGCCCCATTTTTTTTGATCTCATCTGCCATAAATAATTACATATTAGGAGAGAGTAATATGTCTATCGCATCGCTAACAAAAATGACAGTGCCTTTGGCCAGTGACCAATCTAGTCCAACGCAAGGCTTGTTGATGCCAAAATTAAAGTATCGCTTCCGTGCGGTATTTGAGAACTTTGGTGTAAGCACACCACGTACAGAATTGACCAAACAGGTCATTGACTTCACACGTCCTTCGGTGAGTTTTGAAGAAATGCAAGTTCCAATTTATAACTCCACCATTTATTTGGCCGGCAAGTATAGTTGGGAAGCGATTTCTGTTAACCTACGCGATGATGCAGGCGGCAACGTGGCCAAGCTGGTAGGCGAGCAGTTACAGAAACAGTTAGACTTCATGGAACAAGCTTCTGCTAGTTCTGGTATCGATTACAAGTTTACAACACGTTGCGAAATCCTTGACGGTGGCAACGGAGCCGCACAGCCCACAGTGCTTGAAACTTGGGAACTGTATGGTTGCTACTTGCAGAACGTCAACTACAACGACCTCAACTATGCAGAGAGCGCCGCTGTTACTATCACCATGAACATCCGCTTTGACAACGCTATCCAAACTCCTATTGGTTCTGGTGTTGGTGCAACTGTTGGAAGAACACTCGGCGACGTAGTAACAGGATAATAGTCATGGCCTTTGGACAGGACTTCCTCAAGGGGTTCTTTGGAAGTGACTATCTAAAGGACTACACACACGCCAGCAAGACTTTCCGTGCCAACGGTTATGAGCTGGCGCCTCGTTATAAATTTCTATTTCACGTTTATTTCAATCTCAACACAACTGAGATACCAAAACTAAAAGAAGTTTTTAACAAAACAGATCAACAGAATCTCAGTCTTTTGGTCAAGACTGTGCAACTTCCCAATTATCAAATTGAAGTAGACACAATGAATCAGTACAATCGTAAACGATTGATACAGAAAAAAATTGAGTACAATCCATGCCAACTGGCATTTCATGATGACGGCAGCGATCTTGTTCGTAATATGTGGTACAACTATTTTGCCTACTACTACAAAGATCCCACCCAGCAATACTGGGGTACTCCAGTCACACAAGGCAGCCTAGGACAAAGCGGCAATGGCGGAGATCCCAAACTCAGCTACAACGGCCGTGACATTTATGCAGACCAACGCACAGTCAACGACTGGGGATTCATTGGTGAAAGCTACAGTGACGGAGCAGCCGGAGTCACAGGTAAGCCACCTTTCTTCAAAGACATCACCATATATGGTTTTGATCAGCACAAATTCTGTGCCTATGTATTGATAAATCCCATGATCACTGAGTGGCGTCATGATACATATGACTACAGCCAAGGTGGCGGGTTAATGGAACACCAAATGAGCGTGAGATATGAAACAGTGAAATACTATCAAGGCCGTCTTGACACAGCCAGACCCACAGCCAATGCCAAAGGCTTTGCTGATCCTGCACACTACGATACTGTTCGCAGTCCGCTGAGTCGTCCAAGCACTGCAAGCATACTTGGCCAAGGTGGCGCAATAGACACCATTGGAGGCATTGTAAACGATTTACAAAGTGGATCGGTGTTGGGCATCATTGGTGCTGTACAAAAAGCTGGATCAGTGTATCAAACGTTCAAAGGTAAAAATATACAGAGCATTGTTCGCAATGAAGCCAATGCAGTGGTCAAAGATGTCATACGTGGACAGTTGCCGGGTGCTGTGAGACAAGTGGCCAATACAGCCGATGGATTCTTCTTCCCCAAAGTTCCAATACAAAATAATTCAACCACAACCAATCCAGCCACTCCTAGGTCAGCCACCCCAACATTGACTGGACCAGCCACACAGGATGTTCCAAGATGAGTACAATAAATTATGCAGATCCCAAAGTTGATCTCACAGTAAAGGTATTTGACAACTTCTACAACTTTGCCACAGACGTACCTGTGGATCAGTATGATGTTGTTTACAGCTATTTTGCCAAGGTCTTCAAGGACAAACTTGCGGCTCAAAACTTTACTGTAACTTTGTTCCAAGTGGCTGAATATCAAAAACGACCAGTGCTAGAGATCCTGGCAGAGATTGAAGGTCAAAGTCAATTGGAATTGACTTCAACACTGTGCTACTATCTCAACAATCAACGCAGTAATACTACCTTGTTGGGAGTGAATGCCTTGCTGACTCCCAACTACTATGCGGCTCGCAATGTATTACCATGAGCAGAAACTATGCACAGGGTTTCTTTGAAGTACGAAACCCACAAAAATACGTAGGCAAAGGCAAACCCAAGTACCGTTCAGGTTGGGAGCAGGCCTTTATGCGTTTCTGTGACAACAACGACAACATAGTTCAGTGGGCCAGCGAGTCAATCTCTATACCCTATCGTCATCCACTCACAGGAAAGATGACCAACTATATTCCAGACTTCTTGATACAGTACCGTACTAGAAATAACACTGTAATCACAGAACTGATTGAAATCAAACCCAAAAAACAAAGCATACTGGAAAGCAAAGCATCGGTTAGAGATCGTGCCATTGTTGCAGTAAATTACGCCAAATGGGACGCCGCAACCAAATGGTGTCGACGCCAGGGCTTGCAGTTTCGGGTGATCACAGAAGACGATATCTTCCGTAACGGCAAGAAATAATGCGGTAAATACCCGCATGACTAAGAAATTAGAAGAACTCTTCGATCTTCCGCTCCGGGAGGATTCCGCCGATGATGCCCTGCCGGGCAATGACATTGAAACCAATTTGCCCGTTCTTCCAGATGCATTAGAAAAACTCGACAAAATTGAAGCCGCATTGCCGGCTGTGCGTGGATTGGAAGCCAGCGATGCAGAAATGGATGATTTGGCAGCCAAAGCCACAGAGAGCTTTAATGATCTCATGGATCTGGGCATGAATGTAGACAGTAGATATGCCAGCGAGATTTTTTCAGTGGCCAGTACATTGTTAGGGCATGCTATCACAGCCAAAACAGCCAAGCTCAACAAGAAACTAAAGATGATCGATTTACAGCTTAAAAAAGCCAAGTTTGATCGTGATGGCGCAGACAACAATGATCCTGCTATGAGTACAGGAACAGGACACATACTTGACCGTAACGAGCTGTTGGAAAAGCTGGTCAAGCGCGAACAACCAAAGAAGCCCTAACAGGCTAAATATGATATAGGGGATTGATATGAAAACTTTTGCAGAATACTTAACAGAATCCAAACACACATACAACTATCGCATCAAGATAGCAGGCGACGTTGACAGTGGATTTATGAGTGAGTTTAAAGAAAAACTCAAACAATTTGACGTGGTGTCAATGACAGCACCCAAGAAAACACCAGTGCAGAAAGAACTAAAAGACTTTCCACAATACAACAATGAAAGCATGACATTCATGGATGTGGTGTTTAACTATCCAGCAACACCACCACAGATCACACAGATTGTTCAGTTATTGGGCATGGACCCAAACCGTGTGATCATGCAAGATACCAAGTATGCCGACAGCATCGATGAAGAGCGCGACACACAAGATGCAGAAAACAAGAATCTGTTGACAGACACTGATTATCCTGCTCCCAACAAAGAGCAGAAAGCTCTAAGCAAAGACTACGCAACTGGCCCCTATGATCATGCAGTAGTTAAAAATGCTTACAAGAGCGACTTCACAGTGGCTGGTGGCAAAACTCCTCCAGCAGTGACATCAAACGAATTTCCAATGGGCGACAAGAGCCCTGTTGGAACTACAAAAAATAGATTGCCAGCTGTACACAGCAACGCCAGATAAGGAAAACAAAATGAAGAACATGTATGAAATACTTGATAGAATGAATTTGCTGGAAGGCAAAGGTAGCAAACCTGATTTCCTTGATCTGGACAAAGACGGCAATCGCAAAGAACCAATGAAGTCTGCTGCCAAAGCTGTAGACGAAGGCGACTACTCAGCCAAAAAAGCCTCTGCAGGTAAAGACATTGGCAAGCCAGGCAAAGCATTTGCACAGATCGCTGCCAAGGCCGGCAAGGCCTATGGAAGCAAAGAGAGTGGCGAGAGAGTCGCTGGCGCTGTGTTAAAGAAATTACGTGCCAAAGAAGATGTTGCACAAGAAGGCAACCGATTCACAGGCAATCTTGCAAAAGCTCGTGCCGCAGGTTTGAAGAAAGCTGATTTAGATGGTGACGGCGACATGGAAACAGTACGTGAAGAAAATCTTGACGAACTTGACATGAAGTTACTCAAAGGACTGCAAGGTGCTATGAGCAAGAGTCAAAAAGATTCTGAAAGCGATCGCAACATACACAAGAAGTATGGCTATCGTTCAGACCGTGATGACACTGGCAATGATGATGACTATGATGAGCATGGCAATCTCAAAGACAAGAAAAAAGCCAAAAGCAAAGATGACGGTCCTAAGAAAAAAGGTCGCCCAGCAGGCACAGGTCGTAAACTTGGTGCCAAAGGTCCCTCAGGCAAGAGCAAACTGCTCCGCATGAAAGAAGACGAAATGATTTCGTTGGTGGACAAAGGCGAATACGACCGCGAAGGCGACATGGCACGTGAACAGTTACACACTGCTGCCGAAGCCGCAAAAGAATTGCACGACATACTTGATGCAGATGAGAATTTGCCAGAGTGGGTACAATCAAAAATTACCAAGGCTTTGGATTACTTGGACACAGCACGTGACTATATGAAAGCGTCAGACGCCGAAGATGGCGAAGAAATGCCTGTGTCAGAGAAAGCTGTGAGCCGTCAGCAACAAAAGTTTATGGGCATGGCACATGCTATGCAAAAAGGTGAGAAGATCAAAGGCGCCAGCCCTGAGTTGAAAAAAGTGGCCAAGACCATGAAGAAGGGCGACGTAGAAGATTTTGCCAAGACCAAACACAAAGGTCTTCCTGAAAAGAAAAAGAAGGAAGAAGAAGTAGAAGAAACCACAGTGGCCGGTTCAGTGGCAACAGCACCTACCAGCGGCAAAGCAGCCAAGGGTATGATGTTTGGCAAAGGTGTCTACGAAAGTCAGATCGCTGAAAGTTTTGAACGTAAACTCAGCATGATTGCCGAAGGCATGAGCATCAATATGTCAGTGGGCGAAGACGGTACAAAGAGTCTTTCAGTCAATGCCACCAATGAAGATGCTGAACAGTTGGCCATGTTACTCAAGATGGCAGGCCTGGGTTCCAGTGCAGGACACAAAGAAGTATGCCCAGCATGCGGATCTGCAGATTGCGGTTGCGAGCAAATGTCTGAAGAATATGCCAATGAGCCAGACGAAGAAACACAAACCACAGACTACATGACCAAAACCATTGCTGGTGGGTTAAACAAGCCCAAGCGTGATGTTGCAGGCAACGGACAGACCACTGTACCTGTGTCAGCTGTTCGTGTACAAGAAGAAGCAGACATTGAGTCACATTTGACCAATCTTTACAAACAGTTCAAAGCAAAATGAAATCGTTTAAAGAATATCTTGCAGAATCTCAACAATGGATGGAAAATCCAGCAGTGGGTGATGACTTTGCAATCAACATCAAAGAAGATTGTTTGATTGAAAGTCATATCATTGCTGTTGAAGAAGATAGATTGTGTATTGAAGCTGATAGCAAACTCATTGCCATACTAGAAAGCTATGGATATCAACTAGAAGACAAGTGTTCTGTTTGTGGGCACGAAGCTTGCACTTGTGAAGACCTTGATGAAATGATGAGTGTGGACGACACACTGGTCAGTGAAGATCCCACAGAAGAAGAACCGGCATCAGATGCTCAACCTGGTGCTGCCGATGGCACAGCAGAAGATGATCCTATAGGAGTAGACGAAGCTGAATATCAGGGACGCAACGTGCCATTGGGTAAGCCCATGCGTGGCGATGTCAAGAAGTTCAAAGTGTATGTGCGTGACCCAAGCACAGGCAATATCAAAAAAGTAAACTTTGGACACGGTGGCACATCGGCCAAACGTGCTGGCCAAAAGACGATGAAGATCAAAAAATCAAATCCTGCTCGCCGTAGAAGTTTTAGAGCACGTCATCACTGCGAGAATCCAGGACCAAGAACAAAGGCACGTTATTGGTCGTGCCGTGCGTGGTAAAGAGAGAACAACAAAATGGCCGCAAACGTATACACATCATTATCAAACACAACAGTTTACACTGACAAGCTACAGATCGCCACAGGTGGTAAT